TCGTAGGCCAGCTGCAGTTTCTCCAGCTGCTCCGGGGTGACGCCCGGGTTGGCCTGCGCCGCACGGAGTTCCTTCTCCGCTTCCTTCAGGCGCAGGACGGCCTCGCGCTCGTCGAGCCGGGACTCGGCGAGCCGCTGGTTCATGTCCTGCAGGGCGCGGGTGGCTTCCTGCCGGGCCTCGGTCAGGGATGCCTGGGCGTCGCGTGCATCGCGCTGTGCGTCCCGCAGGTCGCGCTCGGCGTCGCGGACGGACTGCTGGGCGTCGCGCTGCCTCTGCGCCGAGTCTTCGACGACTCGGGCGAGGTTCTGCTCAGCGTCAGCGACGGCCTTCTGCGCCCTCGCGCACGCGCTCGGCGGCCTGCACGCGCGCGTCCGCGAGGGCGCGCTGCGCGTTGGCCAGCCCGCGCTGCGCCGATTCGACGGCCTTCGTCGCCGAGGCGGCGGCCTTGGCGTCCGCGCTGGAGTCGGCGAACGCCGCCTTGAAGGCCTCGCCAACGCCGCTCAGCCCCAGCTTCAACGCGCCGGCCGCGGCCCCAGCGGTGGTCAAGGCAGGGGCCAGCAGCGCAGCGCCCGCAGCAGCGGACGACAGGTTCGCGCCGATCGCCACACCGGCGAGCGCCCCGATACCCTTCAGTCCCGCACCGAACGCCTTGGAGAAGGCGCCCGCGCCGGACTTGCCCGCGCTGGATGCGCGGGAGTTGACGGAGCGGGACCAGTCCCCTTCGAACTCGGGCCGGATGGAGACGTAACCCCGGCCAACGAGCACACCGCCAGCAGCCACCGCGCACCCCCGTTACTGGTTCGCGGCGGGCCTCCCGAAGACGGCCGCCAGCTGCTTCGCTCCAGAGCCGTGGCGGCCACCGAAGCGGATCGTGTTCGTGTTCTTCGGCTCGTCGACCACGCCCGGCCGAGGGATCGGCTTCGGCGGCTTCAGCCTGCCGGTCTTCTTCGGGTCGCCGCCGAGCTTGACCGTGGCGAACGTGTTCTCGCGGACCGCATCCACGACGCTCGCCAGCAGCTGCCGGTCCAGCGTCCACGCCTCTTCCTCAGACGTCGCGCCCCGCACAGCTCGCGCTGTCGCCGAATCGGTAGGCAGGAACCGCAGGAAGACGCGCAGCTCACGCCACGACATCTCCCCGCGGTACAGCTCCAGCAGGGACCGGCCCGGCCAGTAGCGGGCCATGTCCCACTCGATGGCCTCCCCGTACTCCGTCAGGAGCCGGAGGAGGCCGGCGATTCCCCCGGCTCGACACCGCTGCGCTTCTGCCACTCCTGCGCGATCAGCTCTAGGTCACCGAAGGTGAACCCGGCGGCGTACATCTCCTGCACCTTGTCCCGGCCGAGGAGGTCCTTGAGGACGGCGACGGTGTTGTCGAGGTCGCCGACCCGCTCCTGCAGTTCGAACGGCAGCGCCTTGATCGGCGGCAGGGTGAACTCGACGTCGAGCAGGTTGTAGGTGGTCGGCTTCGGCAGCGCGTCGCGGCGCTGCTTGGCGAGCGTGTTGAGGTCTACGACTTCGGTGCCGACGGTCTTGCTGGGCATGCTGTTCTCCTCGCGGGTGTAGCGGGTTGGGCCCGGCAGGCGCGACCCGCATGGCACGCCTGCCGGGAGATGGGTTACGCCGCGGACCAGGCCGGGTCGTTGGACAGCCACACGGCGATCTCGGGCGCGGTGTCGGCGTAGGCGGAGACCGTCATGCCGAGACCCACGGCGCCGGAGCGGGCCAGAGTGATGGCCTCCCGGTCGGTGACCTCACCGCGGGCGATGATCAGCCGGTTGGTGATGTCGCCGTCGACCCACTCCAGGCCGATCGCCCGCTCATCCGGCGACGGGGCCGCCGGGATGCTGAGCTTGTGCACAGTGCCCGAGACGTCGGTCATCGTGGCGCTGGGGAAGTAGAGCGTCATCGTCTGGGTCTTCAGCTCGATCGCGGTGAACCCGAGCGTCATATCCACCCCGGTCAGGACCTTGCGGACCGGGCTCAGGGACTGCCAAGCGTTGATGTCCTCCGACTCCGTCGAGTACGACATCTCCACGCCGTCATCGGACAGGTAGCCGAGATCCACCCAGCCCGCCGGCCACGCAGTGGTCAGGTCGGTAGGAGCGGTCGTGCCCTTCGGGGCCAGGTACACAGAGCCGTTGAGGGCGACCCTCACATTGTCGGCGTCGTTCGCCACGGGATGCCTCCAGGCATAGCGAGGACCCGCACGGCCAGACGCCGACGGGTGAATGAGTGATGGGGTGCGGGTTGGGTGCTGCTACGCGGGGCGGACCACCATGCTCATTACGAGCACGTAGCGGGGGATCGCGTCCGTCTCAGCGGACGGCTTGTACGGCAGCCAGATCTGGGACGTCTCATCGACGCCGTAGATGCGGGCGCCCGGCTGGGTCGTACCCTGCGCCGCCAGCAGGTGTGCGGAAACACTGGCGGTGAGGTCCCTAGCCTGCTTCTTCGTCGCGCCAAGAATGTCGACGTCGAGGGTGCGATCGGCGGTGACCGGCTTCTGGCGGGAACCACCACCACCCAGGGTCACCGCGACGATCCCGGCGGCCAGTTTCGAGTCCCAGCCGTCAGGCCACTCGGTGCCCACGATCGTGCCCGCGGGCAGCAGGGGCTTCAGGTACTTCACGGCGACCTGCTCGACGTCCGGCATGGCCGCCGCCTGCAGGCCGCCGCTCACCGCCGCTTACGTCCCGCTTCAGGCTGCGCCGCAGGCTCCTGTACGGGAGCGGGCTCCGGCTGGGCCTGCGCGCCGACCTCGTCGGCCGACTCCACGGCGGGAGCGTCTACGACCTCAGCGACCATGCCGTCGCGGCGCAGCGCCTTCAGCCGCACCTCGTCGACGTCGAGTTCCTCGCCCGGGGCCTTGTCCCCGTACCAGTTGGCGAGCTTGATCCGGGGCATCAGGTACTCCTCAGAGAATCCAGGGCGCGTCCCAATGGGCGAGCCTTCGGGGACCAGCCCGTCTGCGGCCGGTCACGCGTGGTGGCTGGGCGGCCCGACCCGAACTCGACCTGCCCCCACCAGTCGGCCGTCGCCCCAAACTCGGCCCGCCAGCCGTTGGGCTGGAGGCTCGCCGCCGAGTAGATACTCTCGGCGTACTCGCCGTGCCGCTGCACGGTCGGGTTGTAGGTGGGGCCGGTGTACTTCGGTGCGACCGATTGCGCCACGGCGGCGCCCCGATCGGCAGGATCCTTCAGTACATCCCGCATCCCCGGTGATCTGGCGATCTCCTGATAGAGGCGCGGGTTGGGGACGAAGCGGAAAGAGGTTCGGGCCATCAGGCCACCTCCCTCAGGTCTGCCTCGACGTGGTGCACTCCCCCGCCCGGGGCGGGCCAGCGGGCCACCTTGCCGATGACCTGCATCGTCGTGCCCCACGCCTCGACCCGGTCCTTCTCCCGCAGGTCAAGGTCCATGCCGCGCGGCGTGTACAGGCGCCAGCCAGTCACGGTGACCTGCTTGTCCTCGGTGTCCTCGGTGGAACCGCCGTTGGGCTGCACGTTCACCCCAGACACCGGGATGCGGGTGGCCGCATCACCCCAGTCGTCCTGCTCGTTGCTGTACTCGTCCGTTGTGGTACCGGGGCGGACGATGACGATGCTCTGCAGGTACAGCATCAGCGGCTCCGCAGGTTCACCGAGCCGGCCGTGCGCCGGTAGCGGTCCAGAACTTTCTGCTCAGTACGGGACAGCAACACGCCCAGGTACTCGCCGACAGCGGGGATCAGGTAGGTGACGGACTCGCCGCCCACCGTCTCCGAGCGGATACCGCTGGGGTTGACGAGCACACGGTTCGCCGCCTGGAGAACGATCGCTTTGATGTCCCCCGGAACTTCGGCCCAGCCGTGCGTGTAGGTGACGGTGACCTGCGGCGGCCCGTTCGCCGCAGGCGGCGCGTCCCACGCCCAGGAGCGCAGCAGCAGTTCGCTGCCGTCCTGCCACCAGTCCGACGTCGCGACGTCGTTGATCCGCACCGCTGCGATGTCGGTGACCGGCCGCTGCGGCAGTGTCACCGCCCCGGCGCACCGGTGCAGCACCGGGTCGGCTCGCCGCATCGTGAACGTGTCCGTGGTTGTCGCCTGCGTGATGTCGAGGCGGACGTAGGCGCGCACGACGCTGCTGGCTTGGTCGAGCAGGGCCTGGGCCTGCAGTTCCTGCGCCTCGGTGAAGGTGCGGCCCAGCAGGGTGGCGAGGTCGGCCACCGTAGCCAGCGCGGGCAGTGGCATGGTGGCCTCCCTTCGTCAGCGCTGACGCGCCTCGTCGTCGAGCCGCTGCCGAACCTCCCGGGCGTGCCCGGCGTCGGTCTCCGGCGTGGGCTTGCCCGCCAGCACGCCGGCGACGGTGTAGTTCTCCTTCGGCGTCGGATCGACCGGGACACCGAGGTATCCCTTGTCCTGCGCCTCGTCGAACACCTTCTGCACTTCCTGCTGCGCCTCGTCCTTGGGCGCGGCGGCCTTCCGCTCAGCCATGGTCTGCTCCTCAGCGCCTGGAGATGGTGACCCGGACGAGCCCGCCCGGATCGGTCATGCCGGTCCCGACCGCAAGCGAGCGCCACTGCAGCGTGTCACCTGCAGTGAGGTCGCGGTCGGCCGTCGTACCGGTGAGGGTGATGGTCTTCTCGTCGTTGGCCGCGACGTTCTGCCCCGAGTCGAACTGGAGGCTCGCAACGGAGGTCGTGCCCGACCCGCCCTGCCCCTTGTTGACCAGGGCGACGGAGCGGGTGTTGGTGTTCGCGCCGGTGATCGCGGCCTCCGGCACGTACTCCACCTTGGTGACCGTGCAGTCGAACGGGGCCTGCCCGACGACGGTGTCGTCGGACGCGTTCGCCGTGGACACGGCGGGTACGTTCCGCTCGATGACCTGCACGTAGGGTGCGGTGCTCATGCTGGTGGTGTCCTCTCCGGATCAGTACTTCAGGACGGCGGCCGGGTAGCGGCTCGCCTCGGTGGCCTGCTCGTTGTTGATCGGGTTGGACACCTGCCAGCCCACGCGGAACGTGAGGCGGACGGCGGTCATGTCCTGCTGCGCCAGGTTGAACATGATCGCGCCGGTGTTGTCCTGGATGACGGCCTGGTCGAGGATCTTCATCGTGATGTCCTGACGGACACCCAGCACGAAGTTGCTCCAGTCGCCGCCGAACAGACGGGTGTTGGTGCCGGCGCCGCCACCCGCGGGGAACAGACCCTTCATGGCGTAGGCGACCGGCAAACCGTCGATGGTCATCAGGTCGCCCGAGGTGCGGGTCTCGTCGAGCTTGCGGCCCTGCGTGTCACGGGCCTTGCGCAGCCGGGACTTGGCGGCCGTCGAGGCGACCCAGCCGTCGATCTCGTAGCCGTCGGCCTCGACCTTCTCGTACAGGTTGTCGAGGTCGCCGAAGAACCCGCCCTGCGCGGCCGTCGCGGCCTCGGTGACGGAGTTGCCCGCCGCGGTGGCTGCGGTGGTGACGTCGGACGGCCACGAGGACGGCGCGTTCGTGCCGAAGAAGATCGCAGCGTCGAGGGTGCGCCCGAACGCCTCGGTGAGCAGAGGCATCGCCTCGTCCCAGATGTTGGCGTCCACGTCGGCCAGGACGTTGTCCGGGACCGGCATGATGGTGGCGATCTCCTCGATGTTGAGGAACTTGTTCGCCCAGGCGACCTCGGTGGTCTGCTTCAGCCCGGTGTCGCCGCCGACGAAGTACGCGACGGGCAGGGCCGACAGGACCGGGAAGCGGACCTGCGCGCGCCCGACCGGCACCCGGCGGAACAGCGACAGGGCAGCGGACTGCTCCGTCGCCTTGCCGAGCATCTCGTTGGAGACCTCTTCCGGGATGAGCGCCGAAGCGTCCGTCCTTGAGGTCACGTTGTTGTAGGCCACAGTCCGGCCCTCCGTTTCGGGATAACCGGCCGGACCTCGCCGTGCCGGGAGACTCTCAGCCCAGGCCCGCCTTCGAGCGGATCAGGGCGTTCATGTCGGTCGGTGCGGGCGCGGGCTTGCGCACGCCGCCGTCGTAGCTGGGGGTGGATCGCTGGCCGAAGACTTCGAGGAGGGAGTCGGCGTCCGTCTCCATCTCCTGCTCGGTGGCCCCGCGCAGGCGGTTGGCGAGCTCCGCGGGGAGCTTCTTCTTCGCCGCGACGCGGTAGCGCATGAGCTCCTGCTTGGCGGTCGCCGCCTCGCTCTCGGCCGCGGCCTTCGCCTCTGCGAGCTTCTGCGCTTCGGTCTTGTCGCGGTCCTCGAAGGCCTGCAGCTTCTTCGCCAGGTCGTCGAGCTGCTTCTGCGAGGCCTTGGCCTGCTTCTCGGCAGCGGCTGCCCGCTTCCGCTCTGCCGCCAGGGCCTTCTGGCCGGCCTCGCCGAGGCCAGCAGGGACGTCGTCGGTGTGCTCGGGCTCCGTCGCGGGCTCCGGGTCGGTGACGTCGGTGGTGCTCTCGTCAGCCATCGCGGCCGACTCCTTCCGTTCACCCCGCCCTCGCGGCAGGGACACTCAAGATCGGCTAGACGATGTAGCCGTAGCGGCGCAGAAGCCGCAGCTCCTCATCCCGGTCATCCGAGATGCGGAAGATCTCCTCGGGCATGAGACGCGGTGAGCGGGTCGAGCGGTAGTAGCGCATCGACGTCGCCTCACCGAACCGCTGCCCGGCGAAGCGGGACATCTGATCGCCGGCCCGGGCCCGGCTGCGGCCATAGACCGCGCGCCGCGTAGCGCCCTCATGCGTGACCTGGAGCCGCCGGCCGTAGACGTGCGCCACGTCCATGCCGCGGCGGGCATTCACCACTTGGCCGATGTCCGCGCCCGAGCTGATCGCCCGCGCGCCCGCGACCGTGAACGTCCGCCTCTGTTCCCGTTCCGGCATGCGGTCGAACAGCTGCTGCGGAGTCGGCACGTGCCGCCACTCGGCCTCCCGCAGTGGCAGCGTCTGGCAATCGCAGTTCGGATGCCTGAGGAAGCCCTCTGAGCGGCTGTACATCTGGCCCGACAGGATGATGCAGCGCGCGCACGCCGGCAGCTGAACCACCCGCACATAGGCCACGCACGACGGGTTCGCCGCCATCCCCACCTGGTCCGCCGAGCGGGCCGTGTCCGCGATCGACGTGGACACGTAGCGGCCCATGTCCGCCAGTCCGCCCAGCATCGCCTCATCCGGCCGCATCCCGGCCGCCAGACGCCGCCGCACACCGATCGCCGGCAGGAACAGCAGCGTCTCCAGCGGACCGCCATCGGGGGCGATACCGGCGAACGCGGACGCCACCAGCGTCGCCTCCGCCAGCGCGGTACCGCCCTGGGCGGCCATCTGCGCGGCAATGTAGGCCTGAGCCGCGTCCGCAACCGACAGTTGCCCCTCGACCACCGCATCCGCGATCGCCGCACCCGCCTCACCGAACAGGTCGTCCTCGATCGAGGCGGCCGACAGCCCCTGCCAGATCTGCTGGATCCGCTCGACGATCGCGCGGATCGTTGCAGTGACCTGCGTGTAGCGGGTCCGGCCCAGCTCAGTCGGCGTCGCCATCAGGTCCCGCCGCATCGGTCACGGTCGCGTCCGGCTTCGGCCCGAACAGGCTTGCCGGGTCGCCGCCCATCACCCGGGCCGCCGCGCTTTCCCGAAGCTGCTGCCACTGGGCGATCTCCGTCTGCGAAGCACCCCAGCGCTCCCACAGCGCCTCGTGCGGCACGCCCAGAGTGCTCATCTTGACCAGCGCATCGACGAGCTCACCCTCGGTGCGGAACTCCGGGTTGTGCCAGATCACCTCAATGCTCGACAGGTCCCGGGCGTCACCCGCCGCCTGCAGATAGAGGCGAACGACCTCCTCCAGGCCCTCGCCGAGCGGCCGGCACCGCTGCCGCACCTTCGCCACGAGACCGGACTCCGTGGCCTTCAGCGTCTCGCCGTTGACGTTACTGAGCTTGCCCAGCAGGTACTGCGCGGGTGTGCGCGTGCGCGCGGCCATGTGCTGCACGTCCGCCTCGATCGACGCCAGGTACGGGCCCAAGTCGGTCGAGGAAAACTCACCGACCTTGACGTTCTCGTCCTCGATCACCCACAGCCGGTCCACCGCGGCCTTGAACGGCTCGATCGGCTGCCCGGACTCGTCCGTCGGCACCTCGTAGCCGGTCATCCACCGCTGCCGGAAGGCGCTGAACTCCTGCGCCATCATTCGGTCGATCAGCGTCTTGTTGATGCGGTCCTGGACGTCGAGGACGTCCTCGATCTCGCTGTGGGCCTCGCCAAGAAGGTCAGGGCGGTTCTGGATCTCGATCAGAGGGACGACACCCAGCGGGTTCGGTGCTGGCCACTGCTCTCCCTTGACCTCGCGCCTCACCCAGCGCGGCTTCGGCACGCCCTGCGGCGGCTTCGGTGCCTGGAACTTGTACAGGCCGTCAGGCAGGTACAGCGTCGCCATGAACTGGCCGGTCCAGTCGTCCATCCAGGTCTTCAGGCCCGCCGCCCGGTCCCTGCGGCTGCCCGGCTTGTAGGCGACGATCGCCTGCGTCGCATCCTCCGCCGTGATGATCGGCGTCGTCTCGTCAGCCGGGTTCGGAGCGACAAGCGCGAACGCCCTGCCCACCTTCACCGCCTCGGTGATGAGCAGGTCAGAGTCCGCGTCCATCGACGAGGCCTGCCAAATCCTCCAGGCCTCCTGGTCCGCGATGTCCTCGTCGCCGAACCGGAAACCATCCACCTGGATGCGCTCCGCCGTGGCGTCCACCACGAGGCCCGTGTAGTTCGACCGCGACTGCTTCAGCAGCCGCTGGAACGCCGAGCGGGCTTTCTCCTGGATCATCGGCAGCGGATGATCGCCCGAGTAGTACTGCCGCATGACGTCGGCGTACTCGCAGCGCTCCTGGAGCTGCGTCCACAACCGGTCCAGCCACCACTCCGGCGACTCAGGCTCCAGCTTCTGCGACAGGGCCACCAGGCACCCCCCGTCAGAATCCGACCGCCACCCGCGACTTCGCCTTCGGCCGCCGCACGTATCCGTCCAAAGCCATCACCGTCGCCGCGATCCCGTCGATGCGGGCCTGCGACTGCTTGCGGTCCGGCTTCGTCGGCCGGTAGTTGTCGTTGCCGTCCGCGATCGTCTCCACGCAGCCAGCCATCCAGCGCAAGATCGGGTGACCGCCGTGCAGGAACTGCTGCTCCAGCAGCAGCCGGTCCAGCTCCTTGCAGGCTGGCGACAGGCCCAGGAACGTCTGGCTGATCGGGGTGACCTTTACGCCGCGCTTCGTCTCGCGGTCCACGTTCTGCACCAGCTGCCCGGCGAACATGCGGTCGTAGCCGATCCACTGCACATCGAAGTGCCGGCAGTCCGCCAAGACCTGCTTCTCGATCATGTCGTAGTCGATCGCGTCGCCCTCGGTCAGCTTCAGGAAGCCCTCGCGGGCCCACTGGGCGAGCGGCACCTGCAGATGCCGCTGCAGGTCCTCCAGACGCTCCGACGGCAGCCAGAACCGGGAGACCAACTCGACCTCGACACCCGGCTGCTTCGACTCCACCGCCAGCACCCAGGCCGACAGGTCGGACACCGCGGACAGGTCCAGGCCACCCCATGCCCGGAGCCCCTTCAGCTCCGCCTCGTCGACCATGCCGGCCACCCGGTCCCACGTCCGGACATCGATCCAGCGCGTCGACGCCTTCTCCCGGATGTTCAGCGACAGCCGCAGGAACGTCGGGAAGTAGGAGGGCGTGGCCTGCGCCTTGTTCGCCTCACGCCGCAGATACGCCAGCGTCGGCGACGTCCCCAGCCCTGGGTTCGCGCGGCGCCACGTCGTCTCGTCGAAAGGGTCGTCGGTCTCGTCCGCAGCCCAGATCACCCCGTAGTGGGCCGGGTCCTGGACGACGTTCTCGGCGACCTTGCGGGTGTAGGCGTGTTTCTCGTCGTAGATCGAACCCTCTTGAGCGTCGTCCGCCGTCGTGATGAACACGATCAACGGCTGATCGCGCGCGCCCGTCCCGGTCTCGATCGCGTCGATCAGATCCCGGCTCTTGTGGACGTGAACCTCGTCGATCACCGCGCCCGACACGTTCAAGCCGTGGGCCGTCTCCGCGATCCGGCTGAGAGCCCGGAACACGCCGCCCGTCCGCGGCACCCGAATCACCGAAGTGAGCACCTCGGCCCGGCCCTTCACCGCCTTCGACGTCTGCGCCATGCGCTTCGCGTCATCGAACACGCGCTTCGCCTGCTCCAGCGAGCCCGCCGCCGCATACACCTCGGCGCCGATCTCCCGATCCGCCAGCAGCAGCGCCAGACCGATCCCCGACGACAATGTCGACTTGCCGTTCTTACGGGGAACCTCGATCCACACCGCGCGGACCACGCGGACGTCCCGCTCAAGCTCCGGGTCGTGCCACAGCCAGCCGAACACCGGGGCGATCACCCACACGAACTGCCACGGCGCCAGCTTCAGCGGCGTACCGCCCCAACGCCCCTTCGTGTGCCGGAACGACTCGATCGCAGCCTTCGCCCGCCGGGCCGCCGCCACATCGAACCAAGCGCCCGGCTGCTCCGGCATCTGGAACGCCGACACCAGCGGGCGCGACAGCAGCGCGTCCGCGATCTCCTCATCCGACAAGCCCAGTTCATGCAGCGCGGCCCTTGGAACCGGCAGGCCCTCCGAACAGTCCTCAACCGAGAGTTGCTCAGTCGAACGGATCGTCTTCGTCGCCATCGTCGCTACCCTCCGGCGGCGTCAGCCGGCCGCGAGCAGACGGCGACAGCCCAAGCTCCCCGATGTACGCCTTCAACTGCGTCCGATACTGGCCCGCCACCGTCGTAGCGCCGTTCTTCATCCAGCCGCGCTCGCCCTGGATCAGCAGGCCCTGCGACGAGATCTGGCGCTCACACTGATCGATCCTGGCGACGCAGATGCAGTAGTCCATGACCGTCTGCGTGTCGACCGCCGCCAGGCCTGCCGTGTACTTCAACACCGGCACGACGCGCCGCCACTCGCGGCGGGCGATCTCCCGGCAGCGGGCATTGATCTGTCGCTGTTGGTCGTCACCTCGTACCGCGGGGAACGTGTCGAGCCAGTTCGGCTCCTCCAGCTCCGACGGCGGAAGCTTCACGCCCTCCCGGACCGGCCGGCGCCCGGGATTGCCCTCGCGGACCACCTGCAGCGGCGGCTTCGGCCGCGGCCCCGAGACCGCCACGAGACCACCCCCGCCCGTCATGTCCGATTCACCCGATCCGCGCAATCGCCCTGACCAGCGCCGCCAGGAGTTTCCCTCCCCCGCGGTCCCGTGTGCGCGCGGGCGGGGGTGCGCCCCCACCCGGGCGCGCGTGCGCGCGCGAGGATCTTGGAATGATCAATCCGAATCGATCTTCGCGGTGATCATTCGCCGCGTCGTTTCCGCGTCCGCGCCGCCTTCTTCGCCATCCGCGACCGAGCAGCCTTGGTCTGGCCAGCGTTGGCGATCTTGGCGGCCCGAGCCTTGCCGAGTCGGCCCTTCAGGGCCTCGTAGACCTTCCCTCGGCCGGCCACGATGCCTCGGATGCGTCCGCCCTTGCCTTTCGGCATGCTGATCACCTTGCCCTCAGCTCTGCCCTCGCCGCCGCTCTGCTGCCCAGCCTCCGGGCTGATGGCGTGCGGTCTCCGTGCTGTGGCAGGGCTTGCACAGCCCTCGTCCGTACTGTGGATCATCAGCGTCCAGGCCCTCAGCCTCTAGCTGCTGCCGTGAGCGTGGCCAGTGGTCTGCCTCGGTGGCCGGTGCACGCCGACATAGGACGCATACAGGCTGGGCATCCAGTACGCCTCGCCTGAAGCGGCCCTCGTGACGTGCCGTGTAGCCCCTCTGCCGTGCACCGCCTCGTGCCCTCGTGTCCCGTCCATGTATCGGGCAGGGCTTGGTCTGGTCACATCCTGGCCGTGAGCAGGGAGGCTTGAGCCGTGATGGCATCGTGGCCTCCCTGCAGTGCGCTAGCGTGCCCCCTCCAGGAACCAGGGGGTTCCAGGAAGAGGGGGGTGTTCTGATGGCCAGTGGGTGCCGTGATTGTCAGACGTGCACGATGTCGTGGATCGCTCGGATGGGGCGTCACACGGCGTACCTGTTCACGTTCTCCTGGCTGGTGAAGCCCGTTTTCTTGAAGTGCTGCCCTCAGTGCAAGCACATGATGGGCCGCCACCAGCGCCGTAGGGACGGCTCGTTCCAGGACTAGATGCTTTCGGTCGTCGTGATCCAGGTCCCGCTCTTGCGGTACCACTCCACCGACTGGAGCCCGATGGATCCGTTGTCGAACCTCACGAACGTAGGGTTCATTTCCGCCGCTTCCGCAGGTGCTCGATGAACCACCAGCTCTGCCACGCAGTAGCCCTCCCGCTCGGCGTCAAGCCACGCCCCGCGAATCCGGCTCTTCAGCAAGGGCAAGGCTGCGACGAGGCCCGGCAGAAGCTCCATCGCGGCGCGCACGAGGACCTGCTTGTCCTCGACGTATTCGATCCTGTTCATCAGACGCGGAGCGCCTGCACGGTGAGCTCGGCGTTGTCGACGTTGTAGGCGAGCGTCGTGCCGTAGTCGTTGGGCGGGAACGGCCCGAACAGCTGCGTCTCGCCCGCGGGCACGCTCTCGCTACGCACGGGCGCGGTGAGGCCGTCGACGGAGACGGTGGTCTGGAACGTGATGGTCCGGGCGGTGCTCGACCCGTTGGTGTTGCGGACGATGAGCACGACGCGGCCGTCGTTGGCGGTGCTGTTGCCGTTGGTCACGTCGCCCGCGGTAGCGGCCGGCAGGACGGTCCCGGAGCGGGAGGCCTGCGTCGCGGCGATGTTGGTGCGGGGCATGGCGGTCTCCTACATGGGGACGATGGTGATCTGCGGCTGGGTGATCTGCAGCTTCCGCCCGTACTTGGCGAGGACCTGCTCGATCTCGGCGCGGCAGGCTTCGTCCTGCTGCCGCTCGTGCTCGGCGAGGAGGCTGCGCGCTTCGTCGACCGGGTCGGGTGCGGACGGCGCCGCTTCGGAGTGGCTGTTCCAGCAGTCGCTTGGATAGTGCCCGTCGTTGTGATCACAGGCGTCGCCGCATGCGTTGCAGTAACCACTGATCGTGTGGTCCTGCTGCGCATGCCCGCACGCGCAGTTGTGGTCGCAGGTGGTCCCGTCGCTCACTGCGTAGCCTCCGGGAGTCCGACGTGCCCACAGTTGCCGCACCGGGTTGGCAGGTGGACGCGCATGGCTTCCCAGAAGCGGCGTGCGGCTTCGTCCGGGTCGTAGTCCGGTCCGTATTCCAGCGTCCCGTCCGGCTGGATCTTCACGAGCGGGCTGCTGTTCTCGCCGCTGATGGTGATGGTCGGCGGCGGGAAGTTGGCCACGTACTTCTCGACCTGCCCAGCGGCCAGGAAGAGGGTGGTGTCGTTTTCGTCGGCCATGGGCGCGGGCCTTTCGGGACGCGGGTTAGGTGGTGCTGTCGGTGATGAGCCCGATCGTGGCGAGCTGCGTCAGCAGGCTGGTGAGCGCGGCGTTGCCGCCCTTCGCCCCGGTGACGGTGCGCCGCGTGGTGTCGAAGACCACCCCGGCCGCCGACCGGACCTTGAAAACTCCGCCCTGCGAGTAGGCGATGACGCCGCCGGTCGGGTTCGTGGTGGGCGCCGTGGTGGCGTCCTTCATGCTGATGACCGCCCCGCCGGAGCCGCCGAGGTCGGTGCTGGTGGAGCCGAGCTGGAGGCTGTTGGTGTAGAAGCTGACGGCCCGGTGCACGATCGCCCCGCTGCTGCCGACCTCCAGTGTTGCGGTGCCCGCGCTGGTCTTCGTCTGGAACAGGGCGGCCGTGGTGGAGGCCGCGCCGGTGACGACCAGGCCCACGGTCGTGGTGTCGGGCTGCTTCACTTCGAGGGACGCTTCGGGCGCTTCACCGATGTCCATGCCGACGCCCGCGCGGCCGTTGCCTTTGACGACGAAGTCGTCGCGCCCGTTGTTGCGGAGCACGATCAGGTTGCCGGTGGTGGCGCCTTCGGTCGCAGTGACGAAGATGCCCTGCGCGGCGGTGCCCGCCTTCCCGTTGCGCTTCAGGTCCAGGCTCAGGGCCGCGGCTCCGGCGTCGGAGGTGGCGTCGGGGCCCGGGTTCAGGTGGCTGATCTTCGCGGTGCCGAGTGCGGTCTCCGTGCCGGACAGCTGGAACGCCGAGCCTTGCGGGTTGTCGGAGACGACGTTGAGCGCGGACACGTGCGCACCCGACGTGCCCGCCTGGTAGAAGGTCCCGGCGTGCTGCGTCGTGCTCGTGGTCTTCGCGAAGAGGACCCGGACGCCGAGGTCGGCGAACAAGCCGCCGGCGAGGGTGCCGCCAGCGAGGGGGAGGAACGTGGCGGCGGCGTAGGCGCGGTCGCCGTGCGGGTCGGTGGCTTCGGTGTGCGCTTCGATCTGCGCGGTGGTGTCGGCCGCCGCAGCACTGACGGCCGCGGCCTGCGCGGTTGCCGCGGAGCCGGCCGGGTCGGCGCCCACAATCTCAGCGGTGAGTGTGACGCCGCCGGTCTGTCCGTTGACGCTGGACACGAGCCCGACGTTGACCTGCACGGTGCGGCCGGTCTGCCCGCCGTTGACGCTGATCGAGTCGACGGGCCGTTCACCTACGACGCGGATCCTCACCGGGTCACCTCCGGCGACACTTCAACCCGGCCGTTCAGCAGCCTGACCACGGTCGAGCCCTGAACGACTTCCAGGTCCCAG